CCATTTTATATACTTATGATCCTTCTTCCTCTACTTCTCCTACTGCTTCTATATCTAGATCTATAGCAAGAATATTGCTTGACAAAATAGGAGAATGCTATGTCAACATCTAACAATGTTTTTGCAGGAATAGGCAATAGTGCAACTAAGTCTAATAACGTTTCTGCTGCTCCCATTACTAAATCTACTGGTGGCGGTGGCGGTGGCGGTGGTGGTGGAAGCGGTAAAAAGCTTTTAGCTGAAATAGATATGTCTCAGCAAAGCATTACTACAATGGCTGCAGATGGAGATTACGTTTTTAACTGTACGCCTGCATCAGCTTTATCTACTTTAACAGGAAAGTTAAAAAATAGAGCAAACTGTGGTACTGGTGGATCAGTTCAAATTACAGGTGGAAAGTTACTTTTTGATGTTAGAACAACTACTTCTTTATATGGAAGTGGTTATTGGTCTTCAACACATTCTCCTATAATAGCATGGGATTTAAGAGCATTTAGTGAGATTTTAGCTGACACATTTTGGCAATCTTGGAATATCATAATAGAAGCCGATGTTGATCCTATTTATGTTGGACCTGCTAATGGAACCTCACCTCAAAATCCAGCTAACTGTAATCTTGATGTTGGCCTTACTGTTGGAATGTCTGCTTATTTTTCTTCTAATACACAGCCAGATAGGTGGGCCTACACTTTTTTAAGATCAAATCATTCAACAGGTTCACCTCCATCTTATGCTTGGGGCGTAGATCAGAAACAAATCAATGCTATACAACAAATGGCTGTTCAATGGCACGAATTCAATGGAGATACTTCTCCATTTGGAACTTTATATACTTCTCTTCCAACAACTGCATGCGTTGTAGCTAATAGCAGATCTTTTTATACTGCATATAAAAATAGTAACTTTACCTCCACTATTCCTTGGTATAGATTTTATTCTACTGGAGGCTTTGATTTTACATCTTGGCAAGGTAGTAATACAGATGATTTTATAGTAGGTGGAACTACACCTGGATCATGGAGACTACCAAATCAAAATGATTTGTGGATGACCTGTGCTGGTGTAAGAACAGGTGGAAGTGCAGCTACTAACTTTAAGATTTCTAAACTAAGAATATTTATTACAGAAAGGTGATGATATGATAGAAATATTTACACATGGATCTTATGCAGTAGGACACGTTTGGTTTCTCCATTCATGGGAAGATACAGTTGCAGAGATACTTGCTAACTGGGATGTAGCTTCTCTTGGAGCTGGTTATATAAATGCTTATGGTTGGGGACAGTTTATATATTCTAATGAAGATTTAATGGATTTTTGCAGAGAACTTTTAACTTGGCCAAACGAAGTATACAATCCACCTCCAGGAGATATGTAACATGGTCGATGCAGATTCTCTTAATCTTATCCTATCAGCAACTAGTGGACCAGCATCAGGTGTAGTAGTCTCACTTCTTTGTATGTTAGGTTTTGGATATTTTCTTATCAAGCATCTTCTACCACAGCAGGAAAGAATGCTGAACGCGTCTTTAGAAGATAGCAGAAAGAACAGGAAAGCTTTCATAGATGCTGTAGAGATAATGTCTAGACGACTGGAGCGTGTAGAAGAAGATGTCACTGAAATAAAAGAAGTTATTATAAGGGGGAAACTATGAACGGAAAAGAGATATTAATAAAACTACCAATAGTTCGCATGGCCGCCTTAATAGTAAAGCTTGTTAGGCTTTCTAAAGGTGGACTTACAAAAAATGAATGCTTAGAACTTATAGAGGATCTAGCCGATATAGCTGCTGCTATAGCTCAAAAGTTAGTATAGTTTATCTTCAAAATACATTTTTATTTGTGAAATATTTTGAAAAACAAATTCCTTTCCATCAACCTGCATTAATATATAATCTTTATCCAGGTTAATTACTGAGGAAAGTGGATTTCTTTTTATTCCAAATTTTTCATAATCTGAATCTGATGCTTCGCCTAAATAAATATATTTTTTCTTAGTTATTTTTGCTACCAGTATTGTTCCAATATTATATTCCATAATTATTCCTCCCATTTATAAAGTGATATTTTAATCAAATTAATTGGCGCTTTTGTTACTTTAGTAGCTAAAATTTCTACAATTTGTGAATCATCTTTTATTAAAATACTTTGCATTGAATCACAAATTGTATCTAATGCATTTTGTAAATCTCTTCTACGAGCATCTTTCCACCAGATCTCTACCTCTAATCTTACTGGATCAACAACTGGAGCTCCAGTATAAGTTGATGAAAATGCTTCTTTAAGTGTTTTTTCAAATTCAACAACATCAAAAGATTTTATTAATCTTTTTCTAGCAGTTATTATCATTTTATTTTTTTTAGAAACTGCTTTTTTAGCTATTGATCCTTGCCAAATAATTACCATTTTTTTCCCCTTATGATTTTAAATCTTTATAGTCAATTGAATCGAATAAAACTTTTAATTGCAAAATTTTTATAGCTTTAGAAATTTGTTCATGTATATTTTGCTTTGAGCATCCTTGATCTTTTGCTATAGATTCTAATGTCTTTCCTTCAAAAAAGTACAACCATATTAAATATTTATGTTTTTCAGGTAAAGTTTCTAACAAATCCCATAAGGTGATCTTTTGCTCTTCGTTAATTCCATCAAGAGCATCAATAATTTTATCTGTTGGATCTTCTGCCGAAATACCATCAATTAAAAATTGATTGTCGCCAATCAATTTATATCTCCAATTATCATTCATAATTAGCCTCTCCTATATTATATATGTAATATTACTGTTTAAATTTTTGTGTAGCTTTTAAAGCTTTTATTTTTTTGCGTGATCTTTCTGGTAGTTTTTTTAGCTAGGATATCAATAGATTCAATATCTATGGTGGCCATGAGATAGCTAAAAAATCTAAATGATAAAAAATATTTTTATTTTTTTACTTTTTTATACCATAGTATAGTAAAAACTGCTAATATTTTATTATATACTATAGTGGCTAGGGAAGTTATTCGTGGCTACAATAGATCTGGAGGGAAAGTGGAAAGTTGGAAAATAATCATAATAAGAAGGGAACTTTTTTCGATACTTAGAGGAATTGATGTAGGATCTGTAGCTCCAAGAATGAAGGGAATATTGCAGGGAGCTAAAATAGAATCAGGAGATATAGAAGATATAGCTCAAGATTTTATGGAAAAAATAATAAATTGGAAGTCTCAAAAGTCTAATTTATATGCAGAAATAGTATCTGCAACTTTGCCAGAAGAAGCAGATAGAAAAGAATCTAAGTTTAATGAAAAACTTTATAAAGGAATAAAACATTTTCTTTATAACAAATGGAAAAAACGAACAAGAGCTTTGAAAGCTTTATCAGGATCTGGAGAGGAATTTATGCAAAAAGGTAATTATGTAACAGCTTTAGGGAGCTTTATGCAAGATTTAACTGATGAAGAAAAGCTTCTAGTACTTTGGAAGCTAGATCTTATAGATGAAGAAGATGCTATGACATCTTTGAATGTAACTAGAGGAACACTTTTTAATAGATTTAAAAAATTAAAGATTTCTTTTTACAAAGGCCTAATAAAGGAAGGTTTTAATGTCTGAAGTAACTTCATCTGGAACTTTTAAATCATCATTAGATTTAGGTCAGTTAGCTGAAGGCGAAGCTCTAAAGCTATTAAAAAAGTTAAAATTTAATGGAGAAAAGATTAATAAAATTGTCTGGGCAAAAGATTATGGCATATGGGATTATGACTTAATATTTAAGTCTGCAGGTAAAGTCTATAATGTAGAAGTTAAAAGTTTAGGCGGAATGTCTAAGAATGGAACATTGTATGATACAGCATTTGTTGAGGCATTTTCTGATGATGCCGCAACAAAACGACCACACTGGTTTAGAAAAGCTCACATTATAATGTTTCAGAATAGAGCTACATCTACTTGGTACATATATAATGCAAAAGATTTTGCTGATTCTATAGAACTAGTAAATGATGGTCATCTAACAAGAGCTTCAGATGGAAATGCAGTTGATTCAGGTGTTGGTCCAAAGTTTTTTTGGAGACCTCAAAGGGAAAAAGTAATACCAGGCGTTTATAATTTAGCCGGTTTTATATGTGAAATTCATCTTGATAAGGATTTAAAAAAAGGAAGGATTCTAAAATGAGCCTAGAAGATAAAGTTAAAGTTATGGAAACATCTATAGAGAATATTAAAATCAGAAAAGGAAAGATAATTTTTCTTCTAAAGCAATTAATAAAAGAAACTGAAGACGAAGCTGCATTAGAAGAATCTAAAAAAATAGCTAAAAATGCTTGACAACTTCTCCTTATTTATATAATGTACTTTTTTGTACCATAAATAAGGAGAAGGCATGCCTAGACCAGTGAACTATATTACTAAATTAAGAAGATGGGCTAAGTCTACAAATGGAGATGAAGGTATAAAATGGGCCCTTTTAAACACTATTTCTTTGTATAATAAAGGCGAAGCTTCTTTATTAGAATTAAATAAACAAGTTGCAATGTATTCTAAGACTATAGTAAAGGAAGAAGTTATACAATTTAATGATAATGATTCAGAATTAGAAGATTTTCTATCTGTAGATGAAATAGTACAATGACTAAATTGTCCCTAAAAGAAGTTCTTTCCGATCCATACATTTTTATTTCCAAACTTAAAATAATTGGAAAAGATGGAAAATTAATAAAACTATCTCCAACTTCAGAGCAAATGAAAATAATAAGTGCACTAGAAGAAGAAGGTGATATTCTAATATTGAAAGGTAGACAGATTGGATCATCTACAATAATAGCAGCTTATTTTTTCTGGAAGGCATATACATCTAATTCTCCAGTAAATTTTGCTATATTATCTCATAAATTAGCTTCATCAAAACATCTTCTAAAGATGTATCAAACATTTTATGATAACCTTCCTAATACATTAAAAAAACCTCTTTCAGTTTGTAATACTACAGAAATAAGATTTAAAGATTCTGGAGCAGGAATTATAGCTGTATCAGCTGGAGGTGAGGGAGGTTTGAGATCTTTTACATGTTCTTATTTGCATATATCTGAATATGCGTTTTCTCCAAATCCAGAGGAATTAAAAGCAACTGCAATATCAGCACTAAATAATGGTCAATTGATTATAGAAAGTACTGCAAATTATTATGGCGATGCACTACATGCTGAAGTTAATAAAGCTATCAAAGGAGAAGCAGATTGGAACTTCTTATTTTTTCCATGGTATGAGCATGAAGAATATGCTATGGATGGAGATGTTGATGGTGGATTAACAGAAGAGGAAGAGCTCTTAGTGGATCGTTATTCTTTAACTGAAGAGCAAATTCTATGGAGAAGATCAAAGATTTCTAAAATTGGTATTGAAAAATTTATGAGAGAATATCCTGCTGATATTGAAGATGCTTATTCAATATCAGGAAATGTTTGGATGTCTAAAGATTCATTTAATGATTTATCAATTTTAGATATTAATCCAAAAGGATTTACAACTTTTAAAGAACCTGAAAAAGGAGATGTTTATGCAATAGGTGTTGACGTATCAGCAGGTATAGGTAGAGACTGGTCTGTTATATATGTAATATCTAAAAAGACATATTCACCTGTTTTAGTATGGAGAGACAACACCACATCACCTTCTGCTTTGGCGGAAATAATTGCAGATGTAGGAAGTAGCTACAATAATGCTTTAGTACTAGTTGAATCTAATAACTTTGGAAACGTTGTATTAAATGAACTATATCATATAGGATATGAATGGATTTGGAAAGATGAAGGAAAAGACTGGATAACAACATCTAAATCTAAAACTTCAATGTTTGAATCATTAAAAGACTTAATTAGATCTGGATGGATAAAATGTTTAGATAATATTGTTTATACAGAATTACGTTCTATTAAACTATCAGATAAGTCTTTGATAGAATTAGGCGAAGTTGGAGGTGCTCACTGTGATAACGCAGTAGCATTAGCACTTTCATATATTTGTTTGGATAAAGTAAAACTAAAAGAAGTTTCTTATTTGCCAGATTGGATTATTCAAAAAAAGCGAAAAGCTATTGTTTCTAAATCTGGCGCAGCAATATCTACCAAGAGAAGATACTAGCTCCTTGACGTTCACAACTTAAGTATGAGGTTTAAATATGCCAAGATCAGAGAATGACATTCTTTCTTTTATAAAAACTTGCTATAGTGAGCATAAGTCTTACTGGCAAGATAAATCTGGTGAATTAAAAAAATATAAAGATGCTTATGAAACTAGATTTTGGAAAGGTCAGTATTTTGAAGATGAGATGATTCGTGTAGAAACATCTGATGCATTTTCTTATATAGAAGGATTTATTGCATCTCTATTTAATAGAACACCTGCAGTTGTTATAGGCGCTGATATTGCTGCAACTGGTGGAGATCCAAAGTTAGCTCAAGCTGCAGCAAATCGTTTTTTATATTCACAAAGAGAACAGTTAGAAATAGCTTCTCGTTTAGCACTTATATATGAATATTCTGGTCTTAAATTAATACCATCACCTTCTAATGAAATGTTAGATAAGGTAACAATAGAAGCAATTCCTTGCTGGGAAGTTATTGTTGACAGAGATTCTGCTGGTGAAAAAACTTCTAGATTTATTGGTCATAACTATTACATGACATTGCCAGAAGCAAAAGATAAGTTTGGTGCAAAAAAATATAATCCAATTCCAAAGAAAAATTATTTTGATGATAATGGCACCAGATCAAATTCTTATGATGGAAAATCTTATAATTCACTACCAGAAGATTATCTTTACATAGAGGTTGTTGAACTTTACGATTTACTATATGATGAGGTATATTTCTGGTCACCAAATTATTCTACTGGAGATAAGATTTTAGAAAGATCTAGAATACCAATTAGAACATATAATGATAGACCATTACCTTCTATAACTACATTATATTATTCTAGAATACCATCTAAACCTATGGAAGGTTTATCAGCATTAGCTCGTGTTTATGATCAGTTTTACGAAAAAAATGTTTTAAGAACTTATTGGGCAAATGCTGTAAGAAGAGATAGCAGACAATACCTTTATCGAGAAGGTGCTATTGATGAAGAATCCCTTGCTAAAATTACAGCAGGTGTTGATGGCGCAATGATACCTGTAGATGAAGATAATCTTGCTGGAATAATTCAAGCGGTAGGTGTTGAACCAATTTCATCTAATTTTGATAGATATCTTGCTGCTATTGAAGGTGATATAAACAGAGGATCTATATTAGCACCATTCTCTAGAGGTGAAGCTTCACGTGCCACCGCCACAGAGATAACTGCGCTTGCACAATATTCAGCTTCAGAAATAGGTAAAATGGCTAGAGAAAAAGATCAGGCATTAGAAAGAATAACTGAAATATATATTAGACTTTTAGATCTTCTTTCTGATGAAGGAGAGACTGCTGTTCTAGAAGTTGAAGGTGCTGCTAGAGCTATTACACCTTCAGATTTAGAAGGAAAGTTTCGTATTGCATCATTAGACCAAGGTTCTACACCTTTATCAGATGCAATGAGAAAAAACAATTTACTTTCATTACTTCCAACATTACAGGCTCTCGGTGTAGATAATAAGAAAATTCTTTCTGAACTTCTCAGGGCTTTTGAATTACCGAAGGATTTTAATGAATTAGAAGGTGAACCTCCACAGGGCACTACACCGTCGCCTTCTGCGGCAGACGTGGCTAACATAGAATCCGGTGTTACAGAGGGCATAACCTCAGCAGAGAGGACTGCTCGTATCCTAGGAGGAGGTAACGTAGGATGACTTGTGGAATATATAAAATAACTTGTAACGAAACTGGCAAATGTTATATTGGTCAGTCTAAAAATATTGAAAAAAGATGGAAGATGCATTATCACCGCTTTAACAAAGAATATTTTACTTACGAAATATTAATGTCTTGTGTGGTAGATTGGTTGGATTTTTTTGAGAAAGCTTTTATATCAGGATATGACAGTCATAGGAATGGATTTAATAAGACTATAGGTGGAACTTCTATTAAAATGAAATATCCATCGGAAGAAACTAGGCGTAAAATGTCCGAAGCTAGTAAAGGAAAAAAATATTCTGATGAAGCTAAACGTAAAATGTCTGAAGCTAAAAAAAATATGTCTGATGAAACTAAACGTAAAATGTCTGAGGCTAAAAAAGGAATAAAACATTCTGAAGAAACTATAAAAAAAATGTCTGAAGCTCATAAAAATATATCTGATGAGACAAGACATAAACTTTCTCAAGCTGCGAAAAATAGATCTGATGAAACTAGACGTAAAATATCTGAAGCTAGAAAGTCTTATTGGCTCAAAAAAAAGGAGAATATATAATGTCACTTTATGAGAATAAGGAGGTGTAATATGCCACTATATAATTATGGATGCACATATTGTGGATACCACGAAGAATATTTAATGTCTTTTGAAAAAAGTCAGTCATGTGAAGTTATATGTAATCGTTGTTCTCTTCAGATGATTAAGTTAGTTTCTATGCCTGCTAAAACAGTTACACTTTGGAATGGTGGATGGAATGCTGGCTTATCTTCGACCGGTTTTTTCTCTCCATCTGTAGGAGCTAAAGTATCTTCTAAAAGAGAAGAAGCTATGATAATGGAAAAGAAAGGATTTGTTCCTGAATCAGATCTTCCTAATTTTTGGTGGGAAGATCAGAGCGAGAAACAGGCAGAAAAATACAAAGCCCAAGAAGCTCTAACAGAAAAATATAAATCAATCTTAGCAGAAACTGGTGATAAAGAAGCTGCTGTTTCCCAAACCTTTACAGCTGAAGCTTGTTTAGATGGTACACTTGACAACATCTATAATGATAAGATATCAATTTAATAGGAGCTAGATATGAAAGAAAAAATTATAATGGTTGGTATAGGTTCTCGTCCAGAAGGTGATGAGATTGGAATGGATCTAGAACAGGCTGAAGAAGCTGATTCTCAGATGATTTCAGCAATTGCACCTAAAGGAGATTTTACCAAGAGAGGTCTAGATCCATTAGTAAAAGCAACTAACGCTCTGTTACCTCTTTTTGATCAGGAACCTACATATCCAAAAGTACCAGATACAAAAGTACTTCCAAATGATTTTGTAAGAATACTAGCAATGTTTAAAGGTGCTATAGATGATGCAATTGAAAAAGAAGTTATTCTTCCAGAAATGAGAATGAGCTTAGATACTATTAAAGATGATACATCTTTGATGAGCTTAGCAGGAAAACTTCAAATGCTTGCAAAAGATAAAGCATTTAAACAGTTTTTGAAAGAACCAATGGAAGAAGAGATGGAAGAGGCTCAGACAGAAGAAGTAGGTATGGAGCCTATGTCAGAAGAAGATGAAGATTCCATTATGATGGAAAGAATGTAATGCCATTGAAAAAAGGCAGTTCTAAAAAAACAATTTCTGAAAATATTGGAGAGCTTATCAGATCAGGTAAGCCGGCAAAAAAAGCAATTGCTATTGCACTTGATAAAGCAAAAAAAAGTAAAAAACCTAAAAGGAGATAATTATGTCAGTAGAAGTAGTAGAGACTGCTCCACCAGTTGAGAGCAATACCTCTTCAGAATCAGTTCAGGAATCAATACCAGATAATATAACATTAGATGATTTGTTGGCAATTGGAGAGGAAGAAGTTTCAGAATTTAAAAGTGATACAAATCATACTGGAATGAAGCCTTTATCACATTGGATGAAACATGTTCCAGAAGATGTTAGAAAGCATCTGGCAAATATTCGCAGAGATTATACAATAAAAACACAACAGCTATCTGAAATGAAACGTAATCTTGAATCTGCAAAAGAAGAATCTATGATTCAGAGAGATCGTTTAGTAAATGGTCCATTAGCTCAAAAGCTTAAAGAAGTAGATGAAAAAGCAGAATATGATCTTTTTGATCCAGAAGGAATGAAAAAAGAAATAGAAAGACAAGCTGCTCTAATGTTAAAATCTATGTTACAGCCAGCACAAGAGCAAATAGAGATACAGCAAAGAAAGATTGAATTAGAAAGATTTAAAACATCTAATCCAGAACTAACAGATCCAGCATACAGATCTCAAATAGTAGAGCTTTTAAAATCTAGACCTGAATTAAAATTAGAAGATGCTTTCTATATAACTAAAGCAAAAATAGAATCTCAAAGGCTCAGTGAAGAAAAAACTAAATTATCTCAGCAAAAAGCTGCTGCAAAAGAAATAGCTCTGAAGTCATCATCTGGTTCTAGAACAGCTCCAACTGGTAATCCTCAGTTTAAATCTGCAATAGAAGCTTATAAATATCATAAGGCATTACAGTCAAAAAAATAATATAGGAGGTAGATGGTGGAAAAAGCAAGAAAAAAAACTTATACTAACAAAAAAACAGGGCGCAAAAAAACAGTTAAATATGGCCAAAAAGGAGCCAAAGTAAAACCAGGGACGGCTGCTGGGGATTCCTATTGTGCACGTTCTGCGGGAATTAAACGTAGGCTTCCTAAGTCCAAACAGAACGATCCAAACACACCTAACAACCTTTCGCGGAAAAGATGGAAGTGTTCTGGTGATAAATCTAGAAGAGACTAAAAAACTATACATATAAAAAATCCCTCTAGGCAAAAAACCTAGAGGGATTTCTTATTGGTGAAATAGCGGAAACAAACTAACTAATCATGCGGAAGCTTCTAAAATCTTTATTGCTAACTAATACAGTTGCCAGGCTGTATGTGAAGAACCATTCCTCACGCCTATATTATACCGCGTCAGGTTTTGGAATGCTAGAATCCGTTAAATATTTTTCTCTTGCAGCTAAATAAGCTTGTCTAGCATCCTCTTCTTTTTCAAATAAACCTAAGTATATTGCTTTACCGTCAATCCAAATATTGGCTTTAAATTTTTTAAGATCTTTTCTCCAAGTATATCCTTTTGTATATCCTTTTGTATGTCTGCTTTCAGACATTTTTAGTTTATGTTCATCAGAAAATGTTTTTCCTTTTGACCAAGTAGTCTTACCTTTTTTAGCCTCAGACAGTTTATGCTTGGTTTCTAAGGACATTTTTTTTCCTTTATTACTTGGAGGTTTTGCAGCAATAGAATTTAAATTTAAATATTTTTCATCTCCCCAATTAGCGTCAATATAATCTTGTTCGTATTTAAACAATGCATCTTCATCACATTCTGCAAGTATTTGGTATTCAAATGTTTTATATTTGTTAAAAACATTTTGCATTTTAACATTATCATGCTTAGATTTTTCTAAATTATTTTTATGATGGTATATTCTTCTTTCAATATTATTAGAAGATCCTTGATAAAAATAGTTTTCAATCCAAATCTCATATATTCCGCAAGTCATTTTATCTCCAATTACACCTTATGCCAAAAGTAAGCATTTTTGATTTCCCAATAGTTTATCATTAAATCTAATGTAATGGGCTTTTCACCTGTCATATCTATATAATCTTCATAAGGTTTAAATAGCTTTACTTTTTTAGAATAACCTAAACCATTTTTTATAGGTAAATAGCCTTTTCTACCTTTTATTTCATATGCTATTAAGTCTTTTTCTTTTATTCCAAATATTTGTAAGGCAATATCCAAGTCGTCATAAAAATCCCAACGATCCCACTGCCCTTTACCAAAACCTTTCCTGGTAACCGTTATTACTTTATAATTATCTAATCCATATGTTGGATTTGGAACATGGTCAATCATATATTTTGTCATCTTATCCATCCTTATTTTAAATCTTAGTAGTCTAGTTCTAATACTTCTTTAATCCATTTACCATTAACAGAATTAAATGCTGATTCTGAAACATTATTTAGTGGTTCATTATTCCATATAAATTTACAATTCCATGATCCATTGTCACACTTTTCTACCAATTCTACATCATAACCTCTCTTGTAGTGATCTTCCAAGAACGAAGAATCAAATTCTGGATTTGGATTAAAATACATATCCCATTCGGCCTTAATTAAAGTATTAACATTAACTATATCACCAATCTTAAAAGTTAGCCCTTCCATATTATTATTTCCTCATCAATAACCAGTTTTGTAAAGGTGGATAAATCCCCAACCTCGTACTACCATTTTTATCATTTATTAAATTCCTACCAAGAGAATAACAGATCCGGGCTTTGTTTATATTTCTTGATGGGATTTTTTACGCTTTCTCCATCTATCATCCTTGCCTCTCTGCCCCATAGCCTTTCCTTTTGTATATTGTACATATACTATGGTGGCCATCAGAGAGGTAAAAAATCTAAATGGTTAAAAAAATAATTAAAAAAATATTTAACCTGCTTGACTTTTTCTCAGTAGGTATAGGGCGCAATGTTTCCCGGCCTAACTTTAGCATCGCAAGATTTCCTAAAAGTTAAACTGGTGGACAATATTACAGCACCTGCTCTGCAGACACGCTTAAACATTCAATCCATTCAGTAATAACTTAATATTTTTTAGGAGAAAAACAAATGCCAATATCTAATGACTTGCTATCAAGCACATTATTTTCAATCAGAGACGCAGAAATTGACGAACTATACAAAAAGGTTGCTTTTCTTGATGGTATCAGAAAAGCTGGCGGCGTAGAAACCGAGCCAGGTGGTATCAAGATTCAGAGACCACTATCTATTCAGGAGCACAGCCAGATAACACAGCTCGCTACTGGTTATGAGCCCGTATCACTAGCTGTTAACGATGTTCTAAGGCCAGCTATTTATGACTGGAACGACTTTGTAGCGCCTATAGTGGTTACCAAAAAGGAGGAAATGGAGAATAGCGGAGAATACGCTATAGTTAAGATCGTAGAATCTAGAATGAAATCTGTTATGGGAATGTTACGCAGAGAACTAAACAAACAGATTCTTGTCGGAAATTCTGCAGTTCTAACTGGAATGAACACCTTAAACGGTAACGTTGGTGTAGGTTCTGTAACTGGCTTCCTAGAGCACCTTGCAGTTGGTTCACAGACCAACGTTGTAGGTGGTATCTCCAAAGCAACCTTTGCTACCACACCTGGCTGGCAGAACCAGTTCGTAAATGGTGGTGGTTCCTTGTCTATGGATGAACTTTACAACCTATACATTAATGCAAATTCCGTAGCTCCATCTGGTGATGTTAGCCACGTAATCTTTAAACCTTCAGTTCTAGCTCAGTACAGACAGCTTCTCTTTGCAAATGAGAGATTCGTTCAGACTGACAAACTAGATGGTGGAAGAATGGCTCTTGCATTTAATGGTGCAATAGCTGAACAGGATCCAGAAATGACATTTGCTTCTTCTGTAGCCGGTACCATTGGTGCTTACATGTTGAACTACGATGGTATCAAGCTGGTATTCCACACTGATGGTGACTTTGAAGTATCTCCATTCGAGCATGTTTCTGGTACCACAGCTAGATCTGCACAGCTTTATGTCAAGGCTCAGTTAGTAGCTGACTTCCTTGGTGGTCAGGGCGTTCTTATCAACGCAGGCTGATTAAAAATTAACAATTTAATAAGGAGATTTATAAAATGGCTACTTCAACTTTAATTCAGTATTTAGGACAATCACAGGTTACTGGCCTTGGTTCAACTGTTCCAGTTGGTGCAGGTGCTTCTAACCGCTCTCAGACAGAAACATTTTTAGCCGGTGGAACTATTGCAAAAGGAGATTTCGTTTCCTTGGATACCAGCAAATCAGGAGCTTCAAAAGCCTTGTTTGTTGTTACAGTAGACACTTCTGGTGGAGCTGTTGCACTTGGTGTTCCAACCGTAGGTGTTGCACTAGCTGCAGCAACTGCTGGTCAGGAAGTAGATGTATGTATTGCTGGATTTTGCGCACAGGCAAACGTTGCAACTGGTACTGCTGCTGGTGTCGCTCTTTCAGTTGATACTACCTCTTCAGGCAGAGGTGTTGCTGCTGATGCTGCTAACGTAAATATCTGCGCAGTTTCCCTAACACTTGCAGCTTTAAATGTAGCAGAAGTTATGGTTATCAAGCAGTTCTGATATAAATAAAAACTTAAAGTTCTATGGCCCAGGCAATGCTCCTGGGCCATAGTTTTTTGCTTGACTATTTCCCTTTAAGTATGGAGCGCTTTTAATGGCAAATTTAGCAGCTTTAAAAACTAAAATAAAAAATATAACTGATTATGCACCTGAATTAGCCTCATATAATCATAGTTTAGATCAGCTTATAAACGATGCTTATATGGATATATGGACGTTGAAACGTTGGACATTTGCAACAAAAGAATATCTATTTCCTTTTTATCCAGATATACTTCCAACACGTGATGTCGTTGCACCAACAACTTCTGTAAATGCTAACGTTACCAAGGGAAGCAGAAGAATTACTTTTTCTACTGGTATTGATAGATTATCTCCCATCTGGGAAGGACAGCCAATAGAAATACAATCTTATGAATATACTATTTCTAAGGTTGTTTCTTCAGCAGAAATTTTATTGGACAAACCTTTTGTAGGAACTACAGATACAGATGATACAACTTGGGCAATTAAAGCCAGATGGTATGATTTACCACAAGATTCAATAGAGCTCCTAAGTTTAGCACATAGAGATATTCCATTTTCAAATGGTGGATCTGGATTATTTCCTCCTTACGGAAAATTAGTAGCCATCCTACCAAGAAGAGATGAAGAAATAAATCTTAGAATGGATTATAACGCTTCATGGGCAGAAGGATTTGTTTGGTCTCCTTCTAAATTTATATGAGAAGCTCATAAAGTTGTCTTAGAAGCTATAC